AATATTGCCATGTGTTGTTGTCCACCTTGACGGGTTTGCCGATGAGCTGGACGCCGTTGAAGATTTGGGATTTGGTCATACGCATGGTTGTTCTCCTTGTTGCGTGGTAGTGGTTGATAGTCCCTACTTTATAGCACCGATTGGGGCTATTGTCAAGGGGGTTCACTTGTAGGCTTTGATCCGCGCATAGGTGCCGGATGATTCAAAATAGGTGCCGTGATAATTCACGCCATTAGTGCCGATGACAGTGATCGGTACGCGCTTGCCGCCGAAGTTGTCGGTGTATTTGGTCCCGAAGATGCAGCGCCCCAGCACCTCTCCGGTCCAGTTTGTGACCTTTTTTTCAGCCTCATCCACGTACAGGAAATAGGTGTCTGGCGGGTTCTTGTGCCATTCGTAGACCTCGACCTCTGCACGCATGTCGTTGGTCACCTTGACTGGCGGCTTTGCTCCGGCGGGAACTGAAATCCACCCGCTTTTCTGGATGAATTGCTTCAGCCACACCTCATGTTCTGCAATCTTGCGAAGGTGGGATCGGTATGTGTTGTGATGGATCATGTGTTTTCTCCGTATTGCGTGGTCAATATGTGATATCCGGTATCACTTTTCATGCTGGTGCATGTCACTGCCGCCCATGTAGGGCGACAGGTCATGAATCAGGGTGTTTAGTGGCCCCACGAGAGTTCAACGGCAACCGCCTGATGTGGGTCCACCCATCGTGTGATGCACCCATCGCAATCGCGGATGGTGCGGCGTCCGGTGAAGCCAGACACGGCGCGAGCGCGGCGTTCGATGGTCGCATCACTGGCATTCTCTGGCACGGTGATCGTGTATCGACCCACTACGCTGCAATTCGCGGTCCAGCCGCCTTCTGCATCCGCCCACACGTCATAGTAGGTCACGTCATATGTTTGAGTGTTCATGGTCGTCTCCTTTGGTAGGTGAAATGTGATAACTGGCATCACTTTTGTCATGCGTGGTGCATGGGATGGGGCATCACATGGATGCCCGCACCGATACATCATGAATGAAAGCCGAAATGGCCTTGTCCGGTTTGCTCTTGTTCGCCGCGTGGCGTGTCGGAGTGCCAGATCGCGCCGATCACGTACTCGACAGGGCCGCTGGATTCTTTGCGATAGACGGCACTAATTTCTGGCCCGCTATCGAGGTCGAAAACTGTGAGCGTCAGATGTGGGAATGACATATTCCACCCTGATAGGTAGCCAATGGCGTTCTGGTACTCTTTTTGTCCGGTGATTTTCTGGACGTTCTGCTGCGTCACAGCGTCTGCGTGCAGCGTGATTGATCTTGTTTCGGTCATGGTGTTGCCTTTCATGGCGTTAGTGGAAAGTGATAATCGGTATCACTTTTCCGGTGGAGGAAATGGGCCGCATCACGAAATGGGCCGTGGTCGTGGTAGTCCCTATTGTATAGCACCAAATGGGGCTAATGTCAAGCGGATCATATGATCGGGTCGCTTCACGATTTTAGGGCTGAAGCCCGTATACAAGGGTCAGAATACCATAGGCGGTGGCGCACAATGCGACCATGCCGATCGCGTCTTGGGCCAGTGGATTGCGGATTACTCGGGAAATAATTGTCAGGATATGCATGCGTTGTTGTCTTTCATGGCGTTGGTTGTGCGCGGGATTGCGCGGGGAAATGTGATATCTGGCATCACTTTTGTGGCGTGCCGTGGTGCCGTGGCGTGGTGGCGTGGTGGCGTGGCGTGCCGTGGTGGCGTGGTGGCGTGGCGTGCCGTGGTGGCGTGGTTCTACTTTCTGGCCCGATAGGTTTAGGCCATGCCATAACCCCGCATATAGCGGGGCAATGGTATAGACTAGGCAAAGGGAAAGGGCTGCGCTATGCACGCAGCCCCATGGTTGTTAGCTTGCTTTCTTGATAGGTGCAGCAGCCCGTTCTTCAATGGCCTTTGCAACGCGGCGCAGACCGGCGGCGTCGAGCTTATTGACAATAGTCAATGCCATCGCAAGCAACTGATCTTGATTAGCACCCTCGAGCGGATGCGATTCAGCCTGTGGCGTTGGTGTTTCGGATTCGCCACTGCCTGTGGATTCGGCTGGGGTTTTTGGCGCTGCCGCTGCTACTTTTGTCACCTTGGCGGCTGACATGGCGCGGATGTCACGAAAGGAGGACAAGCCGCTTTTCTCCATTTTTGCCGTGAATTTGGCGATATCCTTTGACGGAATACCTGCCTTGCCTGCCACGTAGACTAGCTGGCCCATGTATTGGCGGGCGGTATTCTTGGCGAAACCCGCTTTGATCAGGGCTGCGACCAGCTCCTTGCCGCCCTTTGAAGAGCCGTAGGTTTTCCCTTTCATTGGGTTTGCACGGATGAACCGCACTCCTTCAAACGCCGCGATGTAGAATGCATCCTGAGCGGATTGCTCAAACTCAGCGGAGGTTTTGACTGCGGCGGCAACTGATGTTGCGGTAACTGCGATGGATGCGGTGGCTGTTGTTGTGTTTGTCATGGTGTGTCCTTTCGGGGACGTGGTAGTGTTTCAACCCATCTCGGGCCGTTCGGCGTTTTGCCTGAAACCCTTATGACATTGGGTGGTGCTATTGTCAAACCCTAAATATTTGCCAGTAAATACATAAGGTTAGGATATGCCAGCGACCATGGGAAAAGTGATATCCGGTATCAGATTAGGCTGATTCGGTAGGTGATTCGCCCCATAGGCCATGGGCAGGATAGATCGGGCCGATCGGCCGCAAGGGCGGGGATAGAGCGCAAGGGCTGCAAAACGCGCCAAAGCCTACTATACTTGGCTTGGAAACAAGTAGGGATAGATCATGCCATATACTGATAAAGGACTAAGCAGACCAGAAAAGACCATGGCCAAATACATGCTAGAGGGAAAGAGCGCTACGGATTCATACCTTGCAGCATTCAGACCAAAGGGTGAGCTAACAAGGGCGCAGATATCTAGCCGCGCTGGAAATGTGACGGCCAAGCCTGATTTTAAAGAGTATTATCAGCAGATCAGTGAAGAAGTAGAGGGTGTGGATAACCTCACGGCTGCCTATAGACGGCAATTTGTTGTTGCCGGGCTCATGCGAGAAGCCCGAGCCAAGGCGAGTCCAGCGGCGGCACGGATCAGAGCTCTCGAGCTGATCGGAAAGATGCATGATGTGAGGTTGTTCACTGATGCAATTGACGCGGCCGAAACCATGAGGACGCCCGCCAAGGTTGAAGCCGAGTTGCGCGATCGGTTGAAGCGTCTGGCTGGAGAAGGTCAGGGGATAATTTTAGGCAATGTTATCAAGGACATAGGCGGGAATGCGGATAGCACCGATTAATTAACATAATGGGCCTTATGGGCCAAAGATGCATCGCCTTGTGCATAGGGCGGGGACATAGGGGGGGTGTGATGCGATTCCATGGCCAGAACTAAGGTTCCTTGGCGTGGACGGGTAGGGGTGCACCCCCCATCCCCCCCTGCGTGAGCGCGGGACTCCCGTACCCCCTACATGGTATCTCACCTTATCTACCACATCGTTCTCTGCTTGTACACATTTGTTTCATATATGAATAAAACTCATAATAATCTCATCTATGTTGCCCATTTGTAGCCGAAAGTCTTGGATATTACGGGGTTTAGAGTTTTGTGGATATGAATTTGGCTCATGTTGGGTTTTATTTTGCGCATATTGTTTGAACTTTGTTGCACATCTGTTTCATCTGTGGTTATATATGTGTGTGGTTTCGGTGAGGTGCCGGGCCAGAGGATAGATTTTGGAGGATATTATGGGTGTGAGTACGTTAGCGGATCGTTATCCGGAGGTGTGTCGTAGGTTTGCGGTGAATGGTTATCCATCTTTGGCTAGGTTGATGGAGTTGTTTGTGAAGGGGAAGGATTTGGGTCGAGCGATTGGTCACAGTGGGAATGTGCATCGTTGGTTTGAGGGTGTGAATTGGCCTCGTCGTAGCAGTGAGGAGAAGGCTTCTGCGTATTTGTCGAGGATTGGTGAGCGTGCTGTGCGGTCTGCTGAGTCTGAGGCTGAGGCTTTTCGGATGGAGTCGGCGTCTATCGCTCCTCGGGCTGAGCTGAAGGTTGATGAGGAGCTGAAGGTTGATGAGGAGCTGGAGGGTGTGGTTGAGGTATTGATTGTGTCTTGTCCGGTGGATCGGGTTGTGAAGATGAAGAAGCTGGCGTTGTTGTTGGGTTGTGAAGTGGAGGCTTTGTGATGGGTGGTTTTGAGAAGGTTGACGGGAAGCGTCTTGATCGTCGTGGGCGGCCGGCGCGTCGTGATTTTGGGATTGCGATTTACTCGTCTGGTGTTCGGTTGGTGATCCCTGCTCACTTGGCGTCTGGTGATAGCGTTGATTATTACTGGGACAATGTTGAGAAGAAGATGGGTGTGGTGATTGGCACTGCCGGCGCGGTTAAGGTCAGGGTGCGGGGCAAGCATGCGCAGCAGAAGTTTGCGTTGTTCCCTTTGGTCTGCCATTTCAAGCCTCGGATGCATGGGATGCATGATGTTCCGAGTGTGTATGAGCGGATCGCGGCCAACGTCGAGGGTTATGTGTTGGATTTGTCGAAGCTGGTGGAGGGTGATTGATGCCACGTAAGGAAGATTTTCTGATGGTCCTTGTGATCTTTGTTGTGTTGTTGGTCTTTGGTGGCTTGGTGGGGGGGATGTGATGGAGGATGGAGGATTGAGTATGGGGTATGATATCATTGTGGCTGACCCGCCATGGAAGTTTGCGTCGAACTCTGAGGCTAAGCCTGCGCGTAATGCGATGAGGCACTATCCCTGTATGAAGGACGCGGAGATCGCGGCGTTGCCGATCCAAGCCAACAAGGACTGCTTGCTGTTCATGTGGACCACGGCTCCGATGTTGGCTCGGACGATGCCGATCATCAAAGCTTGGGGTTTCAAGTATGTGTCGAACATTGTCTGGGTAAAGGATAGGACGGCGACGGGGTACTGGGTGCGTGGGCAGCATGAGCATGTGTTCATTTGCAAGCGGGGGAAGTTCCCGTGCCCTCGGCCTGCGCCTTTCGCGACATCGGTGATGATTGATCCTCGTGGCCGGCACAGTGAGAAGCCGTCTACCTTGCAGGATCGGATTGATGAGATTTGGCCGGAGCAGTCGAAGTTGGAGATGTTCGCTCGGCGTCATCGTTCTGGCTGGGATGTATGGGGGAATGAGGTGGGTGATGGATGATTTGGTTTGGTATTGGCGCGTTGGTTTCTCCTTGAGTGGGTGGACCTTGAATGGCCAGCCGTGCAAGCTCTTCGGCCGGAGCGAGGACGACTTCGACAGGCGGGTTGTTGTTTATACTTTTGGCCCGGTTGGCCTTGTCTTCATTGGCGTTCGTCAGGTTGATAGGAGGGCGCGTGCGACAAGGGGGTTCTGAGCCCCCGTCTTGATCAGCCGTGCTCACACATCAACCACATATCTTCGCTTTGCAGCAGTCGGGAAGGAACGATGTATATGTCGGTTGGTTGGGCAATGACCTATGCTACCGAATGCGCCACATTCATCGTGGGCATGGTTGTTCTGGATAAAAAAAGGCCGCACCATTTAGGTGCGGCCAGTTCGACAGGGAGGTAGTTCAGGCAAATGAAACAGAGCCTTTCTCTGTTTGTTTACATGATGCTGTATTATAGCAGAAAACCCTGTAAATGTAAGCATTTTCGTGTAGAATGTACGCATTTGATAGGAGAAATTCATGTTTGGAATCCCTGCATTGAGGATACTCGGGCCGATTATGGCCGGATTTCTGGTGTCTGCTGCCCTTGTGGTGGGTGGATATCACGCCGGAAAGAAGATCGAGCGGGCGCACCAGCTTGAAGAGCGCATGAAAGCAAAGGAACGGGCTGATGAAATTGAAGATGACGTTGATGAGCTTGATGACGATGGCCTTCTTGACGGGCTGCTCTCCCGTTGATGGCGGCAGCTTCTGCGATCTGGCCGAAGTGCTGGCAACCAAGGATGAATCTTTGGCTCGGGACATTGTGATCAAGGATCGTGATCTGGCCAAGGGGATGAATCGCCACAATAGGCTGGTAGGTGAGTGTAGTTAGGTCTTGCTTCTGCCCGGCAGGTATGCAACAACAGTGCAACACATGCTTAATGAAGGAGTGAAGATGATGGATGATTGCGCTGACGCAATGAACGGGTTTGTCGAGCTAGATGCTGATGATCCTGATATGCAGACCGTGATCGGTTGCGCCCTTTTGATCAAGGGGCTTTCTCAGGTCAACCAGTGCTCCGGTATTTCTGCGGCGTTCATCGCGGTCAGGGTTATCTTGGAAGACTTGGAGAAGGTTGATGGCCGGAAGTTGGCTGAGATACTGCGCACCTATGCTGAATGGGCCGAGACAGATGCGAAAGATGAGCCCGCCCTTAAGGATATTGCTGAGCGGCGCTATGATCTGACGGAGGAGTTCTTTGCGATCTACGACCTGAAGCACGGTGATGTTCAGGGTTCGGCGTGATATCAACGATTTGCCGGTCAATACTTGTCGCGGATCGGAGAGATTTTAGTAACAGGTCTTCCAAGATGAGCACGCAGAAGTTTGCGCAAGCGCTTATGCAGAGGCAGGCACGAGACCTCGATACGGGGAAAGATATCCCTGATCGGGTCTCCCGCTTGGCCGGGGATCGACTGCTCAAGCTCGAAGAGGAGAACGCTTCTCTCAAGGCCATGATCAAGGATACGCTGATAGAGACCAACCCGAACAGGGGGAGCTGGTTTCTGAAGGCGGATGAGTACAAGCTGCGCAAGGTTTTGGCAGAGGCCCACTCTAAACTGCTCAGGCGGGCGCAGGCAGTTCATAGGCAGCGCATGTTCTGGGACTAAGGTGCTTCCATGTTGCGGGCTTTGGTGATAAAAAGGGGCAACATAGGAGCTACCGGATGACACCAAGGCAGAGTTTGTGCTATAAGTTTGTCCAGAAATACTGGGGCGAACACGGAGTTGCACCAACATATAACGAGATCGCTGAGCACATGGGCGTGAAGAATCGCTCAACCGTGAACAGGCTGGTCAACTCTATGGTGCAGCGTGGTCTGTTCGAGCACGAGCCCAAGTTGGCAAGGTCTGTCAGGCCGGCGCACATGGAGTGGCCACCAGCTTGATTGACTCTCAGTCAGCACTCGATGAAATAATGAAAGCCTCTCCTGCTGAGCAAGAGAGGCTTCTCAACCTTCTTGATGAGTACGAAGAGTCCAAGTCGCGCACCGAATCTCAGACAGACTTCATGGCCTACGTCAGGCGGATGTGGCCCACCTTCATCGGTGGCAACCACCATCAGCAGATGGCAAAGGCGTTTGAGGCTGTGCTTGATGGCTCATGCAAGCGCCTGATTATCTCCATGCCGCCGCGTCACACCAAGTCCGAGTTTGGGTCATGGCTCCTGCCGTCATGGTTCTTGGGCCGCCACCCCGACAAGAAAGTGATCCAGTGTTCAAACACTGCTGAGCTGGCCGTGGGCTTTGGCCGCCGCGTGCGTAACCTCATGGACACGTCAGGGTTCCGAGATGTGTTTCCGGGCGTTGAGCTTCAGAAGGACAGCAAGGCCGCCCACCGCTGGGGAACCAACAAGGGTGGAGATTACTTTGCGATCGGTGTCGGTGGTATCGTGACTGGTAAGGGTGCCGACCTTCTAATCATTGACGACCCACACTCTGAGCAAGAGGCCAAGCAGGCTGAGTCCAGCCCCGGTGTGTTTGATGCTGTCTATGAGTGGTACACCTCCGGGCCAAGACAGCGATTGCAGCCGGGCGGTGCCATCGTGATCATCCAAACGCGGTGGAGCAAGCGCGATCTGGCGGGCAAGGTGCTCAAGTCCTCAGTCGACAGGGGCGGCGAGACGTGGACCTATATCGAGCTGCCGGCCATCCTTCCTTCAGGCAATCCTCTCTGGCCTGAATTTTGGCCGCTCACAGAGCTTGAGGCGCTGAAGAACGAACTGCCGCTGTCCAAGTGGCAGGCCCAGTACATGCAGCAGCCCTTCTCCGAAGAGGGGGCTTTGATCAAGCGCGAGTGGTGGAAGGAGTGGGATAAGGACGAACCTCCCGAGGTGAGGTACATTATCCAGTCATGGGATACCGCCTACATGGCTAAGGCCCGGTCTGACTTCTCAGCGCAGACCACATGGGGTGTGTTCGACTATCCGGACGACACGGGTAGGGCTAGGCCAAACCTGATATTGCTGGACGCCTTCCAGAAGAGGATGGAGTTCCCCCAGTTGAAAAGTGCAGCGCTTGAGCTGTGGAAGAGGTGGGAGCCCGACACGTTCCTGATCGAAGCCAAGGCCGCCGGTTCTCCGCTAATCTTTGAGCTTAGGCAGATGGGTATCTCGGTATCCGAGTTCACGCCGACCCGAGCCAAGAACTCATTCGGCAATGGTGACAAGATCATGCGTGTGAACGCGATCGCTGACATCTTTCAATCTGGCTTGGTGTGGGCTCCCCCGACCCGTTGGGCGGAAGAGGTGATGAACCAATGCGCTGAGTTCCCTTCAGGTGAGCATGACGACCTTGTGGATACGGTGTCGATGTCACTGATCAGATTCCGGCAGGGCGGGCTGATCGGCACGGTCCATGACTATGAGGATGAGGATGATGGCATCATCAACCCCCGCCAGCGGCGCGGTTATTTCTTGAGGTAGGTTGAGTGATTGAGTTTGGAGGGCCATCCGTGGTATATATTGTGCGATCAACCCTTAAAATAGGCAGTATTTAGATGGCAATAGAGCGTGGCATGATGCCGGAACCGCCCCGGCTGGACAACACTCGGGTGCGAGTGGTGCCTGATCCTGTCGAAGATCAGATCGACGTTGAGATTGATATTGTCACCGAAGACCCAGATGAACCCCTGCCGTTTGACGCGAACCTAGCCGAAGAGCTGGATGAAGATTACCTCGCCACATTGGGGTCAGACCTGAAGGAGAAGGTTGATCAGGATCGTGAGAGTCGGCGTGACTGGTATCGCATGTACAAGGACGGCCTGAAGCTGCTGGGTCTGAAGCCTGAAGAGGTTCAAGACCCGTGGGCAGGCGCTGCATCTATGTACCACCCGGTCCTGACTGAGGCATGTGTCCGGTTCCAAGCCAACGCGATCACTGAGCTGTTCCCTGCCAAGGGGCCGGTGAAGTCGAAGATCGTGGGCAAGGTTACGGACGACATCATCAAGAAGGCCCACCGGGGTCAAGAAGACATGAACCACCAGATGACCGACAAGATGCCGGGCTATCGGGATGAGATGGAAACGCTGACGATGTTCCTTCCCTTGGCCGGGTCTTGTTTCAAGAAGGTCTACTACTCCCATGAGTACGGAGCGGCGAAGAGCCAGTACATCGCGGCTGAGGATTTGATTGTGGCCAACGGCTGCACGTCCATTGAAGATTGCCCGCGCATTACGCACCGGTATCGGGAGTATCCGAACGAGGTGATCAAGCGGATGATGTCCGGTGATTTCCGGACGGTGATCCTGCCGGAGCCAACTCCATATTATGATGAGGTGGAGGAAGAGAAGGGTGAGCAAGCGGGTGAGAACCTTGTAGATGATGAGTGCCACATGCTCATGGAGATTCATACCGAGCTGACGCTGCAGGGGTTTGAAGTCGCGGGGATTGTGAGCGACACTGATGAGCGGAGTCTCGAGGTTCCGTATGTTGTGACGCTGGACTACCAGTCGGGCACGATCCTTTCGATCTATCGCAATTACCAGCCAGA